GCGGCACACACCGAGAGCGACGAAGCGTTTGGGGTTGTGCAGTTCTCGGCCTACAAGGCGTCGACGTTGGTCAAGGTCAGCGACGAGCTGCTCAACGACAACGCCTACGACCTCGAAGGCTACCTCGCGCAGGAGTTCGGCCGACGGATCGGCGTGCTCGAAGAGGCGGCCTTCGTCGACGGCGATGCCAGCTCAAAACCGAAGGGCACCATTTACGATGCGACCGTGGCGGTAACAGCGGCGGGCGCGGCGGCGGTGACTGCTCTGGAGTTAGTGAGCCTGTATCACAGTCTCGGTCGGCAGTATCGCGATCGGGCGTCGTGGATCATGCACGACAACACGGTGCAGCTTGTTCGCAAGCTCGTCGACGGCGACTCGCAGTTCCTTTGGCAGCCAGGCCTCCAGGCTGGGGCACCCGACCGGCTACTCGGTCGCCCGGTCTACACGAGCGACGGGTGTCCGGTCCCGACGACGGCGAAAAAGTCGATCGTATTCGGTGACATCGGATCGGCGTACTGGATCGCAGACCGTGCCGGGATCTCGGTGCAACGTTTATCTGAGTTGTATGCCGCCAACGGCCAGCGAGGCTTCATAGCGAGTGCTCGTACAGACGGCGCGAACGTACTTACCGACGCGGTCAAGGTTCTCCAGCAGGCCTAGTCGGGCGGTGCTGAACTGCTCAAGGTGGCGCGGGTGCCTGGTGCGCCTGCGCCGCCTTTTTCCAGAGAGGCGACACACGATGCAAATAAGAATGTTGACGTCGATCGCAGGTGCGGATCTGACAGCCAGGCCCGGCGAGGTCGTCGAGTGCGAGCCGTTACTCGCGGCGCGATTGATCGACAGCGATCAAGCGGTCGCAGTCGACGGTGCGCCCGAAGCGGCGGCAGTCGGCGGTGCGCCGGAAGTCGCGACGACGGCACGCGCGCAGCCGCGACGCCGGGGTAAGCGTGGCTGAGTGGTCGGATATCTGGCACGAGCTGGTCGAGGTATCGGCCCCGAGTGCCGAGCCGATCACGACCGCCGAGGCGAAGGCGTTTTTGCGGGTCGACCATTCGACGCAGGATGATCTCGTTGACGATCTGATCGCGGCGGCGCGGCAGCGTGTCGAGGCCGACACCGGGCGCAGCCTGATCACGACCACCTGGGATCTGACGTTTGATCAGTTTCCCGACGAGCGGGCGATCGTGCTGCCACGGTTGCCGCTGGCGTCGGTAACGTCGATCACGAGTTACGACGAAGACGACACGTCGGCGACGTTCGCCAGCTCGAAATACCTCGTCGATACGGCGCAGGGACGGATCGCGCTGAACGACGACGAAGACTGGCCGACGGATCTGCGAACGCATAGCAGCGCCGTCGTGCGGTTTGTTGCGGGCTACGGGGCGAGCGGGTCGAGTGTGCCGCAACCGTTGCGCCTCGCGCTGTATCAGCTCGTGGCGCACTGGTTCGAGCAGCCCGATCCGATTGCCGGGATCGAGCAGGTCGACGTCGCCTACGCCGGGCATGTGGCGGCGTATCGCGGCGGGCAGGGGATCGGCTGATGGCGCGGCGACCATTCAACCCGGCGAGGCTCAGCGAGCGTGTGACGATTCAAACAGCGACGACGAGCGTTGATAACCAAGGCGGGCGATCGGCGTCCTGGGGCACGCTGGCGACCGTGTGGGCCGACGTGCGGGCACTATCGAGTCGCGAGTCGATCGCGGCGAAGGCGGCGGCCTCGAAGGTCGGGTACGAGGTCACGGTGCGCTACCGATCCGACGTCACGCCGAAAATGCGCGTGAGCTGGACGCCGTCGTGGGCCAGCGGAGCCGGGGCGACCTATTTGGAGATCCACGGGATCCGGCCTGACCGGGCATCGCAAACGCTGGCGCTAGATTGCGGGGCGGCGGCCTGATGCCACGCTCAGCCCTCGAACCGATCGGCGAGGCGGTCTATACCGCGTTAAACGTGTCGGCGTTTACGACGCTGGCCTCGGGCGGCGTGTATGACGACCCGCCGCAGAGTGTCAGCTATCCGTTCGCGTGGTACACGGTGCGCGAGGATGACACCGAGGGCACGTTCGGGCAGATCTTCAAACGGTGCCGGGTGCGAGTGCACTGTTTCTCGCAGTACGCCGGGAACCAGGAAGCGCAGCAAGTGATTAACAAGGCCGTCGACTTGATTCGCGGCACAACGCCGAGCCTGACGAACCACACGGCGATCCAAGTACTGCACGAGGGATCGACGTCGCTGCCCGACGAGCTGATCAACGGCATCAAGACCAAGCACATCGCGGCCGACTTCGTCTACACGGTGGCCGAGGATTAGGCGATGGGCATCCGCAAACCGATCGACGCGACGGCGGCCAAAAGCGCGAATTTTAAACTACGCGGCCAGCGCGATCTGCGCGAGGCGCTCGAACGCCAGATGCGTCGGATACCCGGCCAGGCAAAAGCCGCACTGGGCGACGAGGCCGAGTACCAGAAGGGACTCGCGCAGGAGCGCACGCCGTGGGATTCTGGCGACCTGGCCCGCTCTGCTATCGCGGGCGACGGGTTCCAGCTCGGCGACGACTTTGTCGCGAAGTATGGATTCGGCGGCGCACCCGACGAGATCCCGTACGTATTCATTCAGCATTACGCCCACTACAGGCACGACGACGGCGAGCGTAAGTGGCTGTACAACACGGCGCACCGGCAATCCGGTCGAATGCTCAAACGGCTCGCGCAGGATCTCCAGGTGAAGCGGATATGAGCGACCGCGATCGATCGTGCCGTCGGTGCGGCGCGTCGGCTGAGTCGCGCGTCGAGTCGTGCGGGTTCGGCGAAGTGCGATCCGAGGTCTGCGGCGTGTGCGGGGCCGAGGTTGTCCGCGCGGGAGTGAGCACGACGAACCCGCGATCGAAACGGCGGCGCGAGACACGACTTCAGCACGAGGCCGAGCGCGATCTCGAACGCGCGACGAGGTGATCAGAATGCCAAAAGGGAAAGACTACATCGCAACGACGCGCCTGACGAATCGCGAGGGCGACGTGCTGGCCGCCGAGGGTGAGACGTGCGACCAGGTGCCCGACAAGTCGATCGGCTGGCTCTCGAAGCAAAAGTTGATTATCCCGAAGAGCGAAGCCACGGGCGGGCGGTCGCGTGCACGTAGGGGGGGCGACTAATGGCGAAGTATGGCGCGAAGGATGTCGGGTTTTTTCTGGTCGACGGCTACAACCTGACCGGCGTCTCGACGTCGCTCGCGGATAGCACGTCGGCAGAAATGGAAGAGACAACCGGCCTCGGCGACAGTTGGGCCGAGCAGACGGCGACCGGCGTGCGGTCTGCCGAGCTGACCGCCGACGGCTTCTACGACGATGCCAGCGACTCGGTCAACGCGGCGCTCAGCGGCAACGAGGCCACGTCGCGCGTGGTCTGTTACGCCTACGAAGGAAACACGATCCATAAGGCGATGGTCGGGCACACGGGCGCATTCGGCGGCACGTATACGCGCACCGCGACGCGCGACGAGCTGACGAAGGCGTCGGCAAGTTGGACCGTGACCGGGCAGAAGGACAACGGGCAGATCCTCCACGCGCTCGGCTCCGAGTCGGCGAGCGGGACCGGCGCTGCGACGAATTTCGGCGCGTCAAGCTCGAATGGTGGCGCGGCGTATCTCCAGGTGACGGTTAAATCTGGAACATCGCCGACGCTCGACGCGAAAATTCGCCACTCAGCCGATAACAGCACGTACGCCGACTTAATCAGTTTCACACAGGCGACCGACGTGACGGCCGAGCGGAAAACCGTCTCTGGCACGGTGAACACATACACGCTGGCCAGTTGGACGCACGGCGGGACGTCGCCGGAGTTCACGTTCATGGTGGGCTTTGCGCGAGGCTAATGGACCTTGGACGCTATCAACATGCGGCGCGCGAGTTGGAACGCTTCGCGCGGCTGCGACTATACGAGGCGACGGCCGAGCAGGACGTCGCCGAGGCGCGCACGTTGCTCCGACTGACGGTCGGCGTGCGCCGCAAGCTCGAACGGTGGGCGGTTCCGGTGCCGCCCAAAACGGCAGACCACTCGCGCCGACGCGCGCCCGCTCGCCCCGGCTCTGCCGGTGCCTCGGTCGCCTCGCGACATTCGACAAGGGGCTGAACGATGGCGAAATACGGTAGTAACAGTTTGATCGTGGCGGTGGACAATTCATCGGGATCGGCCGTGACGATGACCTCGTACATTACGTCGATCAACGCGGTCGAAGTCGAGGCGATCTTGACTGAGTCGCACTCGTTCGGCGATGCCTGGTTCGAGCAGTTGGCGACCGGCGTACGCAAGGCGAGCGATCTAGTACTCGGGGGTCTCTTCGACGATCAGGGGAGTACGGGTCCAGATGCCGTGTTCAACGACGTAGCAGACGGCCCGAGCGACAGCACGCGCACGGTCACGATCACCTGGGGCGGCAGTAAGACGACGAGCTTCGAGGCGATCATCAGCAAGTACACCCGAACCGCGACACGCAACGAGCTAACCGCGTTCGAGGTAACGCTCGTACCGACGGGCACCGTAACAGAGGCGTAGATCGTTTCACACGACGCCAGGCGCTCGCCGCAGAGTGTGGCCTCGCCTGGCGTCCTGTACCAAGGGGGCGAGATGTTCGCATCGCGAATCACGAAAGAGATCCAGACGCCGACCGATCCGGCGTACACGGTCACGATCCGGCAACTGTCGGGCCGGGCGAAAGCGCGGTGCCAGGAAGCCGTGATCACGCGTGCCGCGTCGCTGGTCGAGCGGATCGGCGGGGCCAAAGCGTTCGCGGCCATTCAGGATCTCGGAGGCGAGCGCGAAGTGCGCGAGGCGGTCGAGCGCGACCCGTCGCAGAGTTACGACCAAGCGACGGTACTCGTCGAGGGCATCGTCTCGTGGACGGCAGCCGAGGACGTGACACCCGAGCAGATCGACGACCTCGAACCCGAGACGTCGGATCTGTTATTCCGCGAGATCCTGCGGCTCAGTCGGGTCGCGGTGACGGCAGAGGATGCGACAAGCGATGCGGCTGCACGAAAAAACGGCTGAAGGCGTTTCACCGACTGCTATCCGACAGCGAGTCGGCGAGCGCCGATCCCGAGCTGCTGCGCGTCTGGATGGTGTCGCGGTTGTGCGAAGAGTTCCATTGCCTGCCGACGGTCGCCGAAAAATTATGGCTCGACGATCCGCAGGACACCGCGATCCAGATCCTCGAACTGCGCGCCTATGCGAACGCGCTGCGGGCCTACACGCAGGCCGACGGAAAGATTGACAAGCTCGACGAGTCGCCACTGATGGATCAAGTGCTCGCCAACGTGTTCGCGCTGCACCAGGAACGGGTCGCCGCCCGCGAGGGTGACACCTAATGGCGACTGTCAACGTCGGCGTGCTCGAAGCGGTGCTCCGGCTCAAAGATACGATGTCGCCCGGCTTGAATAATGCGGGCAAGCAATTGCGCCAATTTGGCGCGAAGGCGCAGACGGCGGGCGCATCGCTCACGCGCGGGATCTCGCTGCCGCTGGCGGCAATGGGCGGCCTGGCGGTGAAGGCGGCGATCGACTTCGAGAGTTCGTTCGCTGGTGTTCGCAAAACGGTCGACGCGACCGAGGCCGAGTTTCAAAACCTTGCCAAAGGGTTCCGCGCCCTGGCGCTCGAAATCCCGGTGTCGGTGAATCAGCTCAACAACATCGGCGAGGCCGCCGGGCAGCTCGGGATCAAGACCGAAAACATTCTCGACTTTACAAAAACAATGGCGCAGCTCGGGGTCGCGACGAACCTGAGCGCCGAAGAGGCGGCGACGTCACTGGCGCGGCTCGCGAACATTACCGGGATGGCGCAGGATGATTTCGACAAGCTCGGATCGACGGTCGTCGGCCTGGGCAATAACTTCGCGACGACCGAAGCCGAGATCGTCGAGTTCGGGCTGCGGATTGCTGGCGCGGGCGCGCAGATCGGACTGACCGAGGGCGAGATCCTCGGGTTAGGCACCGCGCTCTCGTCGGTCGGCATCGGGGCCGAGGCGGGCGGCACGGCGATCAGCAAAGTAATGATCCAGATCGCGAGCGCCGTGTCGACGGGCGGTGCCGAGCTGGATCAGTTCGCCGAGATTGCGTCGCGGACTGGCCGCGTGGCGCGCGAGGATTTTGCGCAGGCGTTCGAGGTGGATGCCGCAGGCGCGATCGTCACGTTTATCGAAGGGCTGGGCACGCTCGACGATGCCGGGATCAACACGTTCGCCGTGCTCGAAGATCTCGGCATGTCGGAGATCCGCGTGCGCGATGCCATGCTGCGCGCGTCGGGTGCGGGCGACTTGCTGCGCGAGGCGGTCGAGGAAGGCAACACCGCGTGGACCGCGAACCTGGCGCTGACGAAGGAAGCCGCCGAGCGATTCAAAACGACCGCGTCGCGACTGACGCTACTCAAAAACAAACTGGTCGACGTTGGAATCGAGCTGGGCGTTGCGCTGCTGCCGATGTTCGAGCGCCTGGTCGACATGGCCGACGCGGCGATCCCGAAGGTGCGCGCGCTGGTGCAGGGGTTCGCCGCGCTGCCGACGCCGATGCAGAACGCGGCGATCGGTGCGGGGGTGTTTGTCGCCGCGCTCGGGCCGATGTTGTTTGTTACGGGCGCGGTGTCGCACGCGTTCGGAACGCTCCTGCCGCTGCTCGGCGTGCTTAAGCGCGTGCTTGTCGGTGTCGGCGGTGGGGCGATCGTGAAGTTTGGCAGCCGTCTCGCACGGATCGCAACGTCGGCCGCAGGGTTGCGCGGCGTGCTGGTGACGCTCGGGCGAGTCGTTGTCGGGTTCTCGAACCCGGTCAGCCTCGCCGCGACGGCGGTGGCCTTGCTGGTCGGCTCGACCGAAACCGGGCGGCGCGTCATGTATCAGCTTGGTCGGGTGATAAAGAATGTTGCGTTGTTGAGTATTCGACCGCTAATTTCCGAAGCGGTCGCCCTGTGGGGCGCGCTCAAAACGCTCGGCGCTTGGGTCGGCGACAAATTAACGCCCATCTTTCGGTTCTTCGGTGAGATCTTCGGATGGGTCGCCGATCGCCTCGAAGATCTGGCAGATTTTCTCAGCCTGACCAAAACAAAAACTGAAGAGTTTACGCCCGCGATTAACACGCTGACGACCGCGACGCGCCAGGTCGACACGAGCCTGCGAGCCGTCGCCACGAGTGCGCCGAACGCCGGGGCCGGGTTGGAGACGTTCGGCACCAGAGCGGGCACCGCCTCGACCGCCGCCGATGATCTAGCGACAAAGCTCGACGAGCTGCGCGACGGGATTCTCGACAGCGCGCTCGCGGGCGACGTCGCGAACCTCACGACGGTCTTCGAGGGACTCGGCGACGAGCAACTCGCGAACACCGAGAACGCGAAACGGCTGGTCGATCAGATCCAGGCGTTGATCGATCGCGGCGGCAAGGTCAGCGACGCGATGCGCGCCTATGCGACGAGCGCGGACCTGGCTGCCGACGCCGCCGCGCGAGCCGCCGAGAAAACGCGCGCCTTTAACGGCAAGGTGCAGAGCGCGATCACGACGATCACCGACGGCAATCTCGACGACGAGCTGCATGTGTGGGAAACGGCGCTTTCCGAAGTGCAGATCGCGGGCGAGTTGACCTATAACGAAGTGATGCGCCTGGGGGCGGAGGCGGTCACGCTCCGCCAGCGCGGCGCGCAACTCTCGCCGCAGCTCGAAGAGGTTGCACGGCAACACGAGTACTGGCTCGCGATGATTAACGCGACCAAGCTCGGCGGCATTACGCAAGACGTCAAGCTGTTGAACGCGCAGCTCGTCGTACAGCCGTCACTATTTCAACAACTCCGCACGGCCTGGTCGGCGGTGCCCGGCATGATCACGAAAACGATCATGCAAGGCGGCGACGCGGTGCGCGCGGTCGGGTCGCACTTTGGCGGGCTGATCGGCACGCACCTAGAGGGCAAGCTCGTCGGCGCGCTTACCGGCAAAGTCGGCGCGGCGATCGGCGCGGCGTTTGGTCCGATCGGGGCGATGGCCGGGCAACTGATCGGCAAGGGCATCAGCGCGGCGGTGTCGGCAGGTATGAAGGGGTTACGAAAGCTCGGCGGGGCCATCAAGGGGCTGTTCGGTCGGAGTACCGAGGACAACATTCGGATCATGGGCGAGCGGATGGGCTTCCAGTTTGGATCGAGTATGCAGCGCGCGATCGCGGCGACCTCGACCGAGATCGGGCACGACTATACGGCGTTCTTGCTGCACCTGTCGGAGATCACGCGCTCCCAGGGGTTGCACATGTCGGAGGACTACCAGCTCGTCGCGAGGACCGCCCGCGACCTCTGGTCGATGGTGGAGCAGGGGCACATTACAAGCGGCGAGGCGGCCGAGGCGATCGGGCCGATCCTCGAAGATCTTGCGGCGGGATTCGCGACTGCGTCGGATAGTGGACAGATTCAGTTCTACGAGCTGATCCAGGTCGCGCACAAAATGGGCATGAGCCTCGAAGATCTGCGCGCGCTGGTCGGCTCACTGGCCGACGACGCGCTCGCCGCGCAGCTCAGTAGCGCCATTATCGACGTTAACGGCAACATCGTCGATCTTGGTGCGTCGATCCGCGATCTGCCTGACACGATCAACATTAAAACGCAGATCGAGTGGGACGTTGACAACCTGCCCTGGGACAATATCCACGACGAAATGCAGCACATTTTCGACGACATCGTCGGCGAGGGCAGCGGCGAGACGGGCGACCACGCGCAAGGCTTCCAGCACGGCACGGGCGGGCGCTTCGTCGACTTTGGCGGCGGACGGGGCACGCTGGTCCGGTTGCACGGTCGCGAGGCCGTCGTGCCCGAAGGGCAGAGCGCGCCAGGGGTTGCTGCGCTCGCGCACGAGATCCGCGCGCTGCGGGCCGACCTCGAAGTCGAGCGCACGTTTCAATCGCAACTCGTGCCGAAGATGTTGGCGGCGGCGATCGCGCAGTCGGGGGCGACAAACTGATGGGCGTTGCGCCCACCTCGATCGCCCTGGAGATGCAGTTCGCGGGCACGGCTGGCGCGTGGACGAACGTGTGGGCCGACGTGCGCGCGCAGGTTGACGTCGTGGCGTCCTACGGGATAGCCGCAGGGGGGCCGGGCGACCGCTGCGCGCAGCCTGGATCGCTCACCTTTGCGCTCGACAATTCCGCGAACAACTCGAACACCGCTGTCGGGTATTACAGCCCAGGGCATGCGAACGTCCGCAGCGGGTTCGAGATCGGCATCGCGTGCCGTCTCGCGATCACGTACGGCGGCACGACGTACTACAAGGTCGTCGGGCGGCTGGCGTCGATTCATGCGACGGCAAACCAGCGCGGACCCTGGACGACGTTGTGCGTCGTGCACGACTACCTTGACGAATGCCTGCGGACGTCACTCAAACGGCAGGCCGTGCTGACCTCGAAGCGCGGCGACGAGGTCTTCGACACGCTGGTCGCGGCGATGCCGTCCGCGCCTGGCAGTTCGACGAGCGGCACCGGGCGGGAAACCTACGCGCTCGCGCTCGACGCGAAGTCGCCCGAGGAAGGCGTCAGCGTGCTCGGCGAGCTGCAACGCCTCGCAATGTCCGAGGCGGGTTTTATCTATGCGAAGGGCACGACCAACGCCAGCACGGCGCAGGCGTTCACGTACGAGAGCCGCACCGACCGCGCCAAGAAAAACACGAACCAGTCGACGTTCGACGACGACGACATCGAGGCGATCTCGATCCGGCGCTCGCGGGATTCGGTGATCAACCGCATGCAGGTGTTGACGCACCCGCGCCGCAAGGATGGCAGCAGCGTCGTGCTGTACTCGATGCGCGACGCGACGGTCGGCACCGACTCGGCGGTCGCGCTCCTGGCGGGCGAGTCAATCACGCTTGTCTGCCCCTACACCGATCCCGACGACCGGGAGCAGCGGTGCGCGGGGACGTCAATGGTCACGCCTGCCAGCTCGACCGACTACACGGCCAACGCCGCCGCCGATGCGTCGGGCGCTGACATGTCCAGCAGTCTCGGGGTGAGTGCCACGTATGGCGGCACGTCGGCGTCGGTCGTGTTGACGAACAACCACGCGAGCACGACGCTGTACATCACGAAGTTCGATTTCCGTGGCCTCGGGATCTACGACCAGCAGACGACCGTAAACGAATTAGAAGACGCGACGAGCCAGTCGACGTTCGGCACGAACACCTACCGCTACGACGCCAGCTATCAGATGGACCCGGTGGTGGGCAACTCGTTCGCAAAACACTTCCTCGGGGTGTACAAAGACGCGCAACAGAGCGCCGAGAGCGTGACGATCCTGTTGAACAAAAACGCGGGACTCATGGCCGCCGGGCTTACCAGAGAAGTCGGCGATCGGATCGGCATCAGCGAAGCGCAGACGGCGCTCGACGAGGGCTACTTTATTCAATCGGTCACGTTGACGATCAAGCCGACGAACATTATCCGGTGCAAGTGGACGCTGTCGCCCGCGAGCCGGATCGTGTACTGGTTCATCGGCACGGCGGGCGCGTCGAACGTCGGCACCTCGACGCTGCTGTCGTTCTAAAGGAGTAAGACATGGCTTACGTCGCCGCTTCGACCCTGACAACCGGGGACATGGTTACGGCCGCAGAGTGGAACGCCTCAGTCGTTGCCAATAGTGCCGCGTTGCGTACCGGCTCGATCGCGATCGCGTCACAGGGGGCGAACGAGCTGATCTTCGCGAGCAGCGGCACGCAACTGGCGAGAAATAGCGCGTTGACGTATAACGCCAGCACGAACAGCCTGTCGGTCGGCGCGTCTCCGCTCGATTACATCGCAAACTATTTTGCTGGGAATTTCACATCTGGCGGCGCGGCGTCGAACGCGGCGAAACAGTGGTACGCCGGAACGCTGACCGGCGTTGCTGGCGATACGTCGTCTCTGGGCGGCACAATTTTCGGGAATGCGATCACGACGCAAGCAAGCCAAGCCGTCACGACGGTCTACCAAGTCAAGATCGACGAGCCGACGATGATCGTCGGGGGCGGTGGAAGCGTTGATACCTCGGCATCGCTCTGGATCACTGGCCCGGCAAGCGAAGCGACCTCGGATTATTCGCTGCTAGTGGATGCCGGGATCAGCCGATTCGACTATAACGTGGGCATCGGCGTGACCGACCCCGGTGTGCTCCTGGAAATTTCCGGTGACTGTGCTTCATACGCGGAGAACAATGCTCAGGTCCAGATCATCGGATCGACAGATAAAAATATGCAGTTGCGGATCGGCTATCGCACTGACACCACGAACGGGCACGGCTGGCTACAGGCGGTCAAGGCTGGCACCGCTCAGGTGCCATTTATCTTACAAGCTGAAGGGAACACCGTTGGAATTGGCGCGATCACCGATCCAGATGGCACCCTGCATGTGCATAGCGCGACAGCGGGCAGCGTGACAGCAACAGCCGGGGCGGATGATCTGGTCGTGGAAAACTCGACGCACGCGGGGATGACGTTTTTGTCGCCTAGTGGGAATTACCAGCAAATGATCGCCTTTGGTGATGTAGGCGACGCTGACTCTGGCCGGATTAAGTACGACCACAACGACAACAAAATGTCGTTTTGGACCGAAGGGACGCATCGGATCACCATCGATTCGGTTGGCGATGTCGGCATCGGGGTGACCGATCCTGATGTTGCGCTTGACGTGTCCGGCGGCGACAACGTGCTAGATATTTTCCGCATCACGCAGCGGGCATCCGGCGCAGGGGCGTATGGGCTACAAATTGGATTGGCTGATACCGGCGATCCCGTCTTCCAGCGATTGGTGAACGATGTCGCCACGGAGTCGTTCCGCATAGTGCGCGGCACTGGCGATGTGAAATTTAACGCCAACGTTGGAATCGGGACGACGCCGAACAGCGCGGTTGATTTAATACTGAGCGGGTTTGGCGTGCAAGCCATGAAGAACCTCACAGCGGCGCAGTCGGCCATCGCTGCTCATACGGTGTTCTGGTTTGAGACAGACGGGTATATGCACTACATGACCGCCGGGGGAACGGAATATAAATGCACGCGTGAGACACCATAATCGAGGAGTAGACAGATGGCGGCAACGTGGAACATTGCAGTATGCACCGATTATCTCGTTGGCCCAGCAGGGCCATTTGAGGGCGAAGCGCGGGTTATCTATAGCGTCGTCTGGATCTGCACCGACGAGCAAACGGTCGGAGATCACACGTACGCGGTTGGGACCAACGGCGGGATCAGTTTAGAGCCGTTTACCGGCGGCGATTTTGTGGCGTGGGGAGATGTTACCAAAGCACTCGCGCTCGGATGGGTGCACGACAAGATGGGCGCGGAGGAAGTGGCGGCGATTGAGGCACAGGTAGCCGCGCAGCTACACACCAAGATGAACCCGACCACGGCGAGCGGTCTACCGTGGTCAGTACCGGAACCGGCACCCGCGCCGGAACCTGAACCCTAACCAAAAGGATACCGACGATGACCGAACCGACAGCTCCGACGCTGCCGCCCGTCACGACCGAAACCCTGTTTTCCGTGATCGGCGAACAAATGATCCAGATCGCCAGATTGCAGGCGCTCGTCGCGCAGCAGGCGCAGCAACTCGCGCCGCCTGCCGACCCCGACGAGGACACAGAAAGCGGTTAACCGATGCCGACGTTGCTCGCGAACGGGACACCCTGGATCGTGAAGGCGGTCAGCGCCGTCGGCGTCCCGTCGGCGATTGCGATCTATTTGGTCTGGCTGTTGTCGACGCAAGTGCTGACCGCGATCCAGACTCACGCCGATCGCAGCGAGGCCGAGCTGCGCGAGCTACTGCCCGTGCTGCGCCAGATCTGCATCAACACCAGCCAGACACCCGCCGACCGGGTCGCGTGTTTCGACGATGACTGATCGACGGTCCTGGCACGGGCACGTCGAGAACGACGATCTCGGCGCGGGCGACGAGGGCGCGCGCGATCCCGAGCGACTGCCGCGCGATCCGCCGGTCGTCACCGAGCCAGACCGCGAGCCGGAACCGTCGCCGCCGCTGGTGCCGGGGCAGATCTACGGCGCGCTGCGGGCGGTGCCTGGCAGCCACTTCGCCGACGACGTCGGCCCGGTGTTACCGCTGGGCATCACGTACGGCTGGGGCCTGGGCCAGTACCGCGCCGATCCCGATGCCTGCCTGCACCAGCTCGACACGATTGCGACGGCGGGCTATGAGTTCGTCCGCACCTGGTTTTCGCTCGGCTGGTATCCGTATTGGCGCGGGCATGAAGTCGCGCCGATCGCGTTCACCGGCCAGGACGACGTGCGGGTCGAGGCGTGGCCGGACTACGACGACATGGTGGCGGGCTATTGTCGGGCGCTCGACGAGCGTGCCCTGCGGTTGTTCTGGTCGTGCGGCGATCTCCAGATGTTCGATCGCAACGAGGCGCAACTCACCACCTGGGCGCAGACGGTCGGCCAGGTCATCGCCGTCGCTGCGCCGGGCGTGATGATCTTCGCCGACGTGAACGAGGCCTGGCAGAACTGGCTGTACGATTCCGAGCCGGACGATCCCGCCGACCTCGACCGGCTTGTGATCGATCCGCTGGTCGACGCCTACGCGCTGCCGTGCCTGCGCTTGCGCAGTGCGTACAGCGAAGAGATCGTTGACCTCGATCGGTGGGGTCGGCCGCCGCTCTGGCAAAAGCACGGGCACCGGGGCCACTTCGAGCAAGATCACGTCTCGGCGATCCGGCACGCGCGCGGCATCACCTACGACGAGGGCCACGGGCGGCCCGTCAGTCGGCTCGGCGTCGAGTCTGAACCCGGCGGGCCGAGCCGTGATCTGATCGGCGCTGACGTCATGGGGCCGATCGAAACGCCCGAGGCTCTATGCCTGCTGGCGGTCGCGAATTTTATGGCCCCGGCGGCGTTCGTCTTTCATACGCACCGGGGCGTGCGGTCGTGGCTCGGCCCGATCGCCGACGAGCCGGGGTTCGAGGTTGTGCCGAACGTGCGGCGACACTTGCCGGACGATCTGCAATCGGCGTTTCGGCTGATCGTGCACGGCAACCGCGACGAGTCGCCGCTGACTGACGCCGACGGGTTCCCCGAGGCGGCCGACCGTCGGATCGACAGTGTCGTCGCCGCCGACGATGGCCGGTTCGTCACGCTGGTCTATAGCCTGGCGCGACACACGCGGCTGCGCGCGGTGCGGGCGTTGTCCTGCCGGATCATCGTGCCGGATACGGGCGAGTATGACGATGTGACGATGACGGCGAATGCCGAACTGGATCTGGAGTATGCGTGCGGGCGTCTGATTGTCGGGCGCATCGACGACTAGCAAGGGGGCGCAATGGGATTTTTGAGCATCTTACGAAAGATCGGCAACGCGGCGGCCATCGCCTCGCCGTTCGCGGCGCTCGTGCCGGGCGCGCAGGGCATTGCGGGCATCCTGACACTGGCGACGCAGATCACCGAGGACGCCGTCGAGCTGGGCACGCCCGGCGCTGAAAAAGAACAAGCGGCGATCAATTTGAGCGCGACCGTGCTCGGGCATGTCGAGGGCAAGCTCGGGCGCGATCTACTCTCCGACGAGGCCGTCGCAAAGTGCGCGCGCGAGTTTGTGCGGGCGACCGTGGCGGCGGGCAATGCCCGGCGGGCGCTCGATGCCGTCGTGTCGGATTATCAGGCCAAGCGCGACGCGGCCGCCGAGGCCGCAGCGACCACGTCATGATCGACACCGTGCGCGCCCTGGTGCAACTGCACGAGGGCTGTCGGTTGACGGTCTACGACGACGCGACCGGCAAGCCGATCGGCCCTGGCGACACGCTGGTCGGGCACCCGACGATCGGATTCGGTCGGGCGCTCGACGTGCGCGGCGTGACGCAGGCCGAGGCGGGCGAGCTGCTCGACCACGACCTGGTCGCGACCGCCGCCGAGATCTCGGGGGCGTTGCCGTGGGCGGTCAGCCTCGACCCAGTGCGCCTCGCGGCGTTGCGAGACATGGCGCACAACCTGGGCGTGCGGGGCGTGTGCGGCTTCCGCAAGGCGCTCGCCGCGTTGAAAGCTGGCGACTTCGATCGCTGCGCCGACGAGCTGCTCGACTCCCGCTGGCAGACGCAGGTGCCCGTGCGCGCCGGTCGCCTCGCGGGCATGATGCGATCGGGGTCATGGCCGTCGCTGGCGCACGCGCAGGCCGACGGCGATCCCGGCGATGACTAAGCCGAGGATCTGCCCGGTCTGCAAGGAACGCCCGCTGTCGGTGGCGACGGCGACCAGGTGCATCCAGTGCTACTACACCCGTCGCGGCGTGCCGAGTCGGGCGTTGCCGAATGCGCCGTGCATTGACTGCGGCGGACCGTGCTCGAAGCGCGCGACGCGCTGTTTTAAATGCTCCAGGCTGTATCAGCGCAGCGAGGCCAAAGCGCAGCACGACGAGGCCGACGCGTACCTGCGGCAACCGCTCCGCACTTATGACGAAGCGTGGGCACGCTGGCAAGAGTGCATCCACCAGGCGCGCGATCGGTATCGCGGCGCAGCGAAGGCGCGCACGCCTGACGGGCGGACGCGCGTTCTGGTCGTGCCGGATCTTCACGTGCCGTTCCATGAGCCTGAGATGTTGGCGGCCATGCTGGCGCGCGAGTCGAAGCGCACCGATCTCGCCGTGCTGATCGGCGACGTGGGCGACTGCTATTCGTTGTCGCGATTCAGCAAACACGAGCGGGTGCCGTATGCCGACGAGTGGGCCGCTGTCACCTTGATCCTGGAGACGTTCTCGGAGTTGCTGCCCGCCGTGCGGATCATCGTCGGCAATCACGACGCCAGATTGCGGAAGGCGCTCGCCGCGCAACTGACGCCCGACATGGTCGACGCGATTACCGCGATGACGCCGAGTGGCACGCTCTGCCCGATCACCGCACTCGCCCGGCGGTTCGAGAACGTCAGCGTCGCCTCGCACCCGGTGCCGGGCACGACGCACGCGATCGACTGGCTCACCGTCGTCGGCGATGCTGTCCTGGCGCATCCTGAGAAATACAGCCGCACGCCCGGCGCGGCGCTCCGAGCGTTCGAGGAATGGCTCGCCGATAATTCGGACGCCCTCGGCCTCGACGCGATCCGGTTGCTGGTGATGGGCCACACGCACACGCTTGCCGTGCTGCCGTGGCGCGCGTCGTCGATGCTCGTCGAGTGCGGGTGCCTGTGTAAGACGGCCGGGTATATGACGCAGGCCAAGATCGGCGGCCGACCGCAGCGGCGCGGGTATGTGACCTTCGAGCAGGTCGACGGGCGGACGGATCTCAACTCGGTCAAGCTGCACTGGTTTGATGTCGAAGACGGCGCACCCTGGCAGCGATGACGCCAGGCGGCGCGCGCTCTGGCTCCGACTGTGGGCCGAGCTGGGCGCAGCGCCGATCGTCGAGGCGTATCTGACGGCACCCGGCGAGACGGTGCACGGCGTCTGCATCGACGGCGATGCCGTGGTGATTAACCCGGTGCCCGCGACCGTCGACACCATCCTCCACGAGCTGCTACACCGGGTGTATCCTGAAAGATCCGAGCGATCGATCCGACGCACGACGACGCAGCTACGCAAGTTCCTAACCGATGATGAGGTGCAGCAGTTCTATGCCGAATATTGCCGACGACGAAAAAAAGGGCGCAGCCGACGCGCCGACGTTTGATCAGTTTTGCGCGGATGTCGCCGCCCTGCTCGGCGCGACTGCCGCCTCGAAGCATTACAGCCAGAACGGCCCCGACGGCGACAACGTGCTCTACCGCTCGGTCGCCGAGATGGTCGGCGGCCACGGGCACGCCGCAGGCGAAATCGTTTACAAGGCCCGACGCTACCTGGCGCGCGGGGACGTCGAGGATGTCGCCAAGATCGCCGCGTGGGCCTTTTTGATCTGGCGGCACCATCAGCTCGACAAGGGGGCGTGATGAAGGGCTACGTGTCGATCTTCCTGCGCGGCCTGGCGATCGTTTGCTTGGTGTCGTGGAACACCACGCTGCTCGCCTCGGGGCGATCGCTGGCGATCGTCGTGGCGGCGGCGCTGTCCGGCGTCTGGTGGCTGAACGCCCGCACGGCGAGTCGAGCCGACGGCCCGGTCGCGATGTGCTGTTATGCGATGGGGGCGGGCTGCGGCACGGCGCTCGGCTTGTGGCTCTCGACGGTCGTCTGACCCGAAAACGGCCTGCGAGGTTGCCGTGTACGGGACGATCTCCGGCCGGGCCTTGCAGCGGTATGGGGCCGGGGCCGCGTGGCGTACAGCGCACGCGATCAGCTCGCGGCGTCTCGGCGGCGGGCTGCGGTGCGCCTGGGCATACTATTGGCATACCGTCCGCAGGGGGGTCGGTTTTCGTCAGTGTTTCCGGGGCTTGTTTTGGTATACGCGCCGCGTTCGCAACGCGGAGGTCGTGGGTTCGAGCCCCATGCGGTCCACCACCCATTTTCATTGGTTCGATCCCATTTTCGTTGGGGCAGCGTGCGATCCGCTCGATGTCATTCGGTGTCACTGGATGTCGCTGGATGTCACTGGTTTGACCGTTTTTGGCATACTCTGGGCATACTATTGGCATACCGATCACGGCCCGCCGTGCACCCGCCGCTGCCGCATGTTTACCGCGATCCGGTTTCCTTCCGAATAAGAGCGGCCAACGTATCGACTGCGTTCTGGTCGCCCGCTGTGGCACCGTTCAATCGCTCGGCGTAACTTGTCGCTTCGCCGATGGTCGTGCCGAGTACCTCGGCCAACGCCGTCACGGTGTCCAGGGTGCCGACGCCACGATCTTCGAGTCGCTGGATCTTCGACTGCGCGACGCCTGACGCCTCGGCCAGGGCGGACTGGCTGAGCTGGTGCGCTTGCCGCAGTCGTCGCAGTACGTGGCCGACGTGCCAGCGAATGTCGTCGAGGTGGATCGGCATAGGCGGGCTATTGTATGGCGCAGGATTACGCGCAGGCGGAGCAAAATTAGCGACTATCTGCGTTAGTTTGCACCGTTGTGGTGCTATAGCGCTTTTATTGCTTGACGCGATAATGCTGCGCCCATATCGTGCCCCTTATGCCCCGCCCGAAAAGACAACAAAGCCTGATCAGCCGCGCCCGAGACTTGCCGCCCATCATTCGACGGGGCGACCTGGCGGCGCTTTTTGACGTACACCCGTCGACGATCCAGCGCGACGCCGATCAAGGCTCGGGCCGGTTCCCGCCGCCGATGCCGCGCGTGTCCGGCCAGTGGTACCGCTGGCTGCGCGAGGACGTGATCGCCTGGCTGCAACATCCAGACGTCAGGCAGCGACCGACGCGACCAGCCCGCCCGATCGCCCTCGCCGACCGAAAGCGCACCGCCTAAGATGCCGCGCTACCTCTCCGAAGCCGAAGCAATGGCTTACGTCCGATTTCCTGGCACGCTCGCGAGCTTTCGCAGTCGCGTCTCCCGGCTGCGCGTGCCGCGCGTGCGCTTTGGTCGCACGCCGCTCTACTTGTCGCGCGACCTCGACCGAATCATCGTCAAACGCGCGGCGACTGACACAACGCCGCGACCGCCGAGGGATCGCTGATGTCGTGGCACCTGGTCGCGCACTCGAACTCGCCCGCCGATCTGGTTTGCGCTGATTGCTGGATCGGCTATCAGACCGTCCTGGCCTCGGTGTCAATTTTCGACGCTGGGCCGATCACGGTGACCCGGTTCGACTCGCCGCCGCCGTCGTATCAATGCACAGTCTGCGCCACCCGCCCGGCGCTCGGAGGTTCGCCACATGACGAGGTTAGTAGTGAACGTGTCCACTAGTGAACGCGCGCCCGAGGGACGGCACGAGGCCGTCTGCCTGGACGTCGAAGATCTCGGCCAGGTCGAGACGGCCTACGGCACCAAGGCAATGATCTCGATCTCGTGGCAGTTGAACGGCGGCGAGCGGTTGTTCGTCGTGCGCCGCCGCTACACGCGATCGCTACACGCGCGGGCAATGCTCCGCAAGACGCTCGACTCCTGGCGCGGCGTGCCCGTCTCGCCCGAGGAAGAACGCGACGGGATCGACCTCATGCAGCTCGTGGGCAAAACGTGCCAAGTAGAGATCAAGCACGCGATCAAGACCGACGGCGACGTGTGGGCGAACGTCGAGGGCGTGTTCCCGCCAGGTGCGCCGACCACGACACCGCCGCCAGACATCACGCCGCCTGTCGACGCGGTGCCGTTCTAATGCCGACCGCCTACCAGCCGTCGCACTGTGTCACCTGCGGCGAGCCGCTCACGGTCAAGGCGGGCACAGAGCTAGAGGGCATCGGGCGTTCGCAGACCTGGCGACCCGTCGGCTACGTCACCGCGATCGGGTCGTGCCCGACCGAGGGCTGCGTCGACACGATCCTGCTCCGGCGCGGCGATCTCAATTTAGTCACCGAGGCGCAGGCATGACGCCGACCGTTACAACCGCAAACCGTCGGCAGACAAAGGCCGGGCGGCAGTACGAGATCGAGAACGAGTTTTATGTCGGCGTGACGACGATGCTCGGGTTACTCAGCAAACCGGCGCTCGTGCCGTGGGCGGCAAAGGTCGAGCGCGACTACGTGGTCGAGGTCGCCGGGCAGCTCTACGACGGGCTGCGCGCGCACCAGAGCACGATCACCGGCACCAAGTTCGCGAGCACGCTGTCGAAGCAACTCGGCCCGAAGGCGCACACGCAGCAGCTCAAGAGCGCGGGCAACATCGGCAGCGAGGCGCACGGGCTGATCGAACACCGGCTGCGGATCAGACTCGGGCAGACGCTCGGCCCTGAGCCGGACGTGAGCGATCCCGCGCGCTGGGCCGTCAGTCGCTTCGAGGACTGGGCAGGCGACACGATCAAACCCGAACTGGTCGAGCAGGTCGTGTACTCGACCACGCACCAGTACGCGGGCACGCTCGATCTGGTCGCGACCGTGGCCGGGCAGCGACTCCTGATCGACTTCAAAACCGGCAAGCGGATCTATCGCGAGGAAGCGTTTCTACAGTCGGCGTTCTATCAGGTCGCGCTCGCCGAGATGGGGCACGGGGCGGTCGATGGGGCCGTCGTGATCCGGTTGCCGAAGGTCGTCGGCGATCCCGATGTGGAAGTCGCGGCGGTGCCGAGCCTTGAGGAATTATGGCCCGCGTGCGACGCGATCCTGCGGCTCTGGAAGTGGCGACAAGAGATCGTGTTCTGAGGGCATCAGGTGTTCGAGTCTGATGCGATTCGGTGCGCGGCGTGCGGCGTGTGGATCATGACGCCGAGAACGGCCGCGCAGAAGTATTGTTCGCGACGGTGTAAGAACCGCGACGCGCAACGCCGCCGACGGTCGGGCGGGATACAAAAAGCGACCGCGAGCAGCGCGCCGACCACACGGCGCGGCAGATCTGCGAGCGGCAACGGTGGGGCCAAGTAAAGGGTTGACGACTTGCCGGTGCGATCCCGGCTGTCGCGTTTGATCCGCGACACCCTGGCCTCGGTGCGACGGCGTGCGGTATCACCTGACACCCAGGGGCCGACGTGGTCGGGCGACGAAGCGAGCACCACGGTGGGGCTATGACCACCAGGCCGCGCAGCATAGACGAGAGATCAACGGCAAACTTGCGACGATTTGCCGGTGTGGGGCTAAGTCGTACCGTGTACGAAAGGCGTTAGAAATGCCAGAACGTGCCGAACGGCCGAACCCTGCCTTGACGGTGCCGCGTGTTTTCGCGGCGTTCGATCAGGCGTGGCGCGTCCGGTATGGCCGCCGGTATGTCGGGTTCGGGCCGAGGCTGGGCAAAGTGGCGAAGGGGCTGATCGCATTCGGACTCACGCGCGACGAGGTGGCGGCGGCGGCGGCCCGGTATGTCGCCGACGACGATCCCTACCTGACGAAACGGCGGCACCCGTTCGAGGTGTTCGCGGGCGGCAATCGGATCAACCAGTACCTCGGCGACGCGCCTGCGCCGGACACCTTCGCGGCGGCGAGCGCGCAATTCCTGGAGCGGCTCAAGTGACGACGACCGATGCCCCGGCGTTCGCGCACGCCTACGACGGCCTGGCGCTCGCGTTTCGCGTGCCCGCCTCGCGTGACGGCGGAGCCGACCAGCGACAGATCTACTACGAGGCGCTGGCCGATCTGCCGGTCGCGGCGATTGTCGACGCCGCCGCGCAGTTGCAACGCACCGGGCGGTATATGCCGACCGTCTCCGAGTGGGCGCTCGCTGCCGAGGCGGTCGCCTCGAAGCACGCGCCGCCCGCGCCCCTGGTCGCGCAAGTGCCGAACGCGACGCCCGGCCAGGTGGCCCGCGTGCAGCTCGCGAAAGCCGCCTGCGTCGCGCAGCTCCGGGCGCGCGGGTGGGCGAAGCTCGCCGATACCATCGAGGCCGGGCGCATTGCGATCCCGGTGCCGCCGACGTGCGACGTGTGCGACGACTCCGGCTGGCGTCCGCGCATGTGCACGGCGGCCACGCGCTGCGGTCGGTTTGCCTGCGCGCCACTCGGCAGCGACTACGAGCACGACTACGTCGAGCGGTGCGCCTGTGTCGACACGAACGAGACGATCGCGGCCCGCCGGGCACGGGCGGCCATTCGACAAACCAGCAACGCGCAATCGCGGGGGCGGCGATGACGAACGCGAGCTGGAAAGCCGCCGAACGGGCGCACGCCCGCGATCTCGGCACGCAACGGATTCCGGTGACGGGCGAACGCGACGGCGCGGACTTCACGTCGGGGCTGTTCGGGTATCAGCTCAAAGTGCGGAAGGTGATCCCGAAATATCTATTCGACTGGCTCGACGGGATTCGGCGTGTGTCGGAACGCCGCCACCAGATCGGCGTGCTGGTGTTAAACCGCCCCCGGCGACCACGACGCGACGCGCTGGTCGTGGTGCGCTGGTCGGACTGGATCGACCTGCACGGCGAGCCGCCGGGCGGCGACGAGGAATGATGTGCCAGGGGTCAACAACCCGCGCCGCGCCTACGTCGCCCCCGATCGGCGCTCTGCCGTGCTGCGACGCATGGGCAACGAACACGTCCGCGACACGATGCGGCACGCGCGACAGGCAGAGCAGCGCGGCGTCGCACGGTGGGCGAATCCGTATATTGCCTCGAAGGCGCGCGCCTGGACGCATGCCTGGAACATTTCGCATGGCGTCTGCAAGGGTTGCGACCAGTGCACGACGGGCACCGGGCGACCAGCAGACACGCTCGCGATCCACGTGCGCGAGTGGTACGCACGCAACGAGGGGGACATGTAGGTGTATGGCTTGGCTCTATGTGCCGGGGCTGGCGGCCTCGAAATCGGAATCGGGCGCGTGTTTCGAGAGTACCGCGCCGTCTGTTACGTCGAGCGGGAAGCCTATCCGGCCGCCGTCCTGGCGGCGCGCATGGAGGAAGGGCGGCTGGCACCAGCTCCTATCTGGGACGACGTTACGACCTTCGACGGCCGACGCTGGCGTGGATCGGTGGATTGCGTCTCTGCGGGATTCCCGTGTCAACCCTTCAGCCAAGCAGGGAAGCGACAGGCCGACGACGACAGCCGGCATCTCTGGCCGCATGTGCGGCGGGTTATCAACGGGGCGCGACCGGATCTCGTCTTTTTGGAGAACGTCGGGACTCTTATTTCAACTCGACAACGGGACGGGCGACCGGCCTACATGGTGGTCCGAAACGAGTTGGAGCGACTGGGTTACCGCGTTGCGGAAACGCTCGTCCGTGCATCGGATGTTGGTGCGCCGCACCAGCGAGAGCGCGTCTTTATCCTGGGATACGCCAAACAATTCCGACGCGCCTCGCCCACTTCACACACAGGCATGGCAGACGCCCAAAGTGGCGACCAGAGCGTACAGCTATTCCAACGGGGACAAGACCAGACCGTTTCTGAATCTCGAAGGACAGGCCGAGGCTTTCCACGCGATGGCATCGGCGTGGCCGACGCCGACCACCAGCGATTGGAAGGATACGGGCGAGAATATGAACTGGGAAAAACGAGCAGCGAAAAGTCGTCTGCCGGGAGTTGTCAACGTGGCGCTGGTGCCGCGTTCCCGACCGAGTGGCCGCCGGGACCAGGCGACGCGCGGAAGTGGGCATCGATCATCGGCGACGATGCAGGACTCGCGCCCGCACTCGATGCAGCGTCGACTGTCGGCCACGTTCGTCGAGTGGCTGATGGGCTGGCCGAGGGGCTGGTCGATCGCACGCATCGCCTCCGAGCACTCGGCAACGGCGTTGTGCCCGCCCAAGCAGAACATGCGATCCGGTTGTGCCTTGAACAACTCAGCGGGGATAAATGATGGTGCTTGAAGTCTGGCCGGTGTCGGCGGTTCTCGGACACGTGCGCGCGTTGTGGATCTGGTATCGGTGGCGCGCGCGGTTGCCGATCGAGGAACGGGCGCGGCTTGAAATGCGCGTCACGAATGCAACGCTCGCGCGCGCCAGGCGTCGACCGTGGCCGGGCGGTATGTGATGCCAAACGGACCAATCATCCACGATGGCGACGTTCGCACGGTGCTGCCGACCCTGGACGCCGAATCGGTGCAGTGCGTGGTGACCTCGCCGCCGTATTACGGCCTGAGAGATTACGGCGTGGATGGGCAGATCGGATTAGAACCGACGCCGGACGCCTACGTCGAGACACTGGTGGCGGTGTTCCGCGAGGTGCGGCGCGTGCTGCGGGACGATGGCACGGCGTGGCTCAATCTTGGTGATAGTTATGCCTCGTCGCCTAAAGGTAATCCGGAGGCACTTTCCCGTGGCCTCACGAACCTAGGACGCAACGCACAACGCGCCAACCAGCATCGGACACGTTCCACCGTAGTGGGAAACTTGAAACCCAAGGATCTCGTCGGTATCCCGTGGCGCGTGGCGTTCGCCCTGCAAGCCGACGGCTGGTATCTGCGATCAGACATTGTCTGGGCGAAGGGCGTCTCGTTCTGCCCTGCCTACAGCGGATCGGTGATGCCGGAGAGTGTGACCGACCGCCCGACGAAGAGCCACGAATATGTGTTTCTGCTCACCAAGTCTGCGCGGTATTTCTACGACGCCGACGCGGTGCGGGAGGTTGGCGCTGGCCGCGATTGGTCAACCAGCGGAGGAAATATGATGGGGAAAGGGAGGATCAAGGGAACGGTCAACGGAGTTGCGTCCTATCATGAGATAGATCGCCGGGGGAGTGCGGCAGCTAGTGGCCGCAACCTCAGATCCGTCTGGACGATCAATCCGCATTTTGAGCGGCACAAGCCCTACAGGGAAGCCCACTTTGCGACGTTCCCGACCGCACTGGTCGAGCCGTGCATCAAGGCCGGAAGCAAGTCTGGCGATCTGATCCTCGATCCGTTCGCGGGGTCTGGCACCGTGGGCTGTGTGGCGCTGAAACTGGGGCGCGAGTTTGTCGGGATCGAGTTGAACCCCGACTATAGCCGCATGGCACGCGAGTCGATCCTGGGGCGACTGTTCGCATGACGGGGAACGCGTTGCGCCCGGCGATCGGCGCGGCGGTGTCGGCGCTCGTCGTCGTCGGTGGGGTGCGCATGTTCGCGCCTGAGCCGACCGGCTACGACCGGGCCGACTACTTCGTGGGCTGGCCGGACACGGATCGCGACTGTCAAAACCTGCGCGCCGAGTTGTTGATCGCCGCGAGCGCCGAGCCGGTGACGTTTGCCACGACGCGCGACTGCCGTGTCGTCGGCGGCGCGTGGGTCGACCCGTACACGGGCGCACCGCTCACCGACGCCGGGCAGATAGACGTCGACCACATCGTGCCGCTGGCCGAGGCGCACCGCTCCGGCGCGAGCGCCTGGCCGACGGTGATGCGGCGCGGCTTCGCGCTCGACCGGCTCAACCTTGATCTCACCTCGGCCTCGGTCAACCGCTCGAAGGGCGACCGCGATCCGGCGACCTGGTGGCCGACGGTCGACGGGTGCCACTACGGTCGCCGCTGGCTGCGCGTCAAGGCGGCCTACAGTTTGACGCTCGACGTCGCCGAAGTGCGGGCGCTCGTCGATCACCTGCGGGGCTGCGATGGCTGACCCGCTGCCGCGCCCGTGCCGGATCTGTCGTCGCGTCCTGGTGTATGGCACCTGGCGCTGCGCGGAGTGCATCAAGGCGCGCGGCCAGGTCGTCGCCCGGCTCAAGCCGAAACGCCCGACGCAGCGCATGTATTCGACCGCCTGGCGCAAAGCGCGCGCCGGGTTCCTACGGAAGCACCCCTTCTGCGCGACGTGCCTGACAGCGGGCCGGGAAGTGCGCGCGACCGAACTGGATCATGTCGTGCCGCATGATGGCGACTTCGATCGGTTCTGGACGCGCGACAACTGGCAACCGCTCTGCAAGCCGTGCCACTCGCGCAAAACGCTCGCCGAAACCAAGGCTCGCCGCCCGAGCCGCTTCCAGAGGGAGAACACCGCATGACCGATCGATCGCTTCTACGTGTTGACAGCAAGCAAGCCGCCGAGATGATCGGCGTCACGCCGACCACGATCCGCACCTGGGCCGAGGCCGGGCGCTTCCCGTCGGTGCCCGGCGGTAAGTATGGGCGCAATCAGATCCGCCCGACGATCGCCGACGTCGAGGCCGAGGCCGAACGGTGGCGCACGAAGCTCGCCGCCCGCGCCGAGGTGCAGGCCAAGCGCGACGCCGCGCGCACGTTAAAGCAAGCGCGGGCCGATGCGCGCGTCGAGGCGATGCTGACCGCGTCGGATAAAGTCGACGCCGACCTCGCCGAGATCCGCGTGCTGCTGGAAGAGTTCAAGCGGCAGTTTACCGACCTGCCCGGCGCGGTGCAGCGGATCGAGTCGCTCATTCTGGCGACGCACGACCAGGCGATCACGAAGCCGCCGAACGGTGGCGGCGAACCGCTGCAACGGCGGCTGATCGTTCCGCTGCCGACGACACCGCCCCGCGTGAGCTGATGCCCGAGTCTGCGCCGTTGACTGTTGCCCTGCGCGGCGGCCTGCGCGTGTCTGTTCCTGCCCTGGTGTTGCTGCTTTCACTAGAACAGGACGGGCGCGACGTGGTCGTGCGCGCGGGGCAGCTCGTCGTCGACCCGCCGATCGGAAACCAGTCGCCGCGCGATCTCGACGTGGCGGCGTATCGCCGCGAGCTGATCGCGCTCGTGCGCTATTGCGAGGGGCAACTATGACGGAGTCACAATCCGAACGGCTGCTGCGCGCTATCGAGGAAATGACCGACGAAGTGCGCGCCATTAAGCACGAGATCCGCGCGGTCCGCGTCGACCTGATCAACCGCTGGCAAGACGACCTAACAATTGACAGCGTGCACGCGCGCGCCACTAGGGACGCTATGTCTGAACGCGTGCTTCGCAGTATCCCAGAGGCGCGACCCGACGGGCCGACCACGCGGGGCAGTCGTTGACATGCTGCGCGCTGGGGCCGTGCGATCGGTATCTCGACAACGGGCGCACCTACTTCGCCTGCCCCGTCTGCTGGTGGGGCGGGCAACCGCAGCCGGACATGCGGCGACGACCGCCTGGCGTGCGCTCTGCGCCCTTGCTGGCCGACGCCAGGCAGACGTCACGCGCTGCACCTACACGGGGCCGCTCGTCGGTGAGGCCGCGCGGCGGCGAGTCTTCGAGGACGTGAGCGCCGATCCACTAGTGCGGCAGTTGATCGCCTTGCGTCGAGCCAGGGGCGAGTACTTCGTCGATCAACCTTGGAAGGCGATCGCGGAGCAACGAACCATTGCCGTCGTGATGGCATCGGCGCGGAAGCTCGTGCACTTGGACAACCGACCCTACGGCGACAGCGAGCGCGGCTATCTTTTGTCGAGCATCCTAGCGGCCGAGACGTTCGCGTTGTCGCACGACCTGACGAACCTTGCGGCAGACGCACCGATGCCGAGGCACGTTATCGACTCGGACCTGTTGCCGTTTCGGTCGATGTATCTCGCCTTCGAGGCTGAGTTTCAGACCGAGCTACGGCAGCACGGCAACAGCGCAGAGCAGGCCGAGGCGGTCGGACTCCAGTTACTCGGGCAGGATGACGGCGTCGCCGTCGTCGTTCATATGGAACGCCCTGATAATGCCTGGCCGATCGCGCATGATGTCCACATCAGATACGGGCAGACGTTTCCCGATGACATCCGAGCCAGGGATCGCAGCACGGTTCGATGGGCGCTCGCGATCCTTTCGCTGATCAACTCACACTACACCGACACCGACGACTGCACGCTGCCGAGGGCGTGGCGACGCCGCAAAGAGTTCGCCGCATACAAAGAGCAACAGATCCGCGTTGTGCGTCTGCGACGCCTGGCGACGGGCGAACCCAACGCCGACGCGAGTGAGGACGACGGGCAGCGTCGGGCGTATCGTCGCCGATGGATTGTGTCGGGGCATCATCGCGCCCAGTGGTATCCCAGTCGCAAGGCGCACCGCGTGATCTGGATCGCCCCGCACATGAAGGGGCAGCAGGGCGGCGACGTGATCGAGAAAGCGTACATGGTGACGCGATGAACGCGTT